AATGACCAGCACATCGTCATTGACCACAAAAACAAGGAAACAAGATTCGTTGACGACAACTGGAGCATGGAGGCCGGTGGCGAGGATATAGTAAAAGACGACTGGGTTGAATACAGCATAACTCCGAAGGATATAAAAAATGCAATGACAGTGCCGGATACCCCACTCGGCGGAAAAAAAATTCCTGCAGAAAAAATAGATGACGGGATGATTGATTACCAATCCGTCAACGAGATGGATAATTACTACGCGGACATGTTTCACGAGTATGTTGACTCTTTCTCGCCTTCTGGTAATATGTTCGGTACAGTTGAAAGGGCGCAGTTAAAGCTTCAAAAGGAGCAGTTAAGAAAACTGGAAAAAATACAGAATGATATAGACGTAAGGGCACTAAAGGAGAAACAAATGGATGAATGGGAAGACCAGTTCCGCGGAGGATTCGGCATGCACGCATACAGCAAGGGAGGCGAAGTGAAATACGATTATTTTAACGACGTGGTTCCGCCACTGGAACCTGTGGATAACTTTCAGGCAGGAGGACTCTTCGGGAAGGGCGCACAGATTTTAATCAAGAAGGGACCGAAGGTCATAGAGAAGCTCCGTGAGTTCGCACCGGCCATCGCCGGCAAGGCGGGAATACCAAAGCTAAAGAAGCCGTGGGCCGTGTTCGACGAGGCGGGAAACCCCGTAAAGGATTTCAGGCTCAAGAAGGACGCTAATACGTGGTTGAATCAGGAAAGAACGGCTACAGGAATGTCTGAATCAGGATTTAATTTATTCAAACAATATAAAATAGGAAAGATTGACCCTACACCAAAACCATATGCATTATTTATGGAAACAGAGGAAGGATTAGTTCGTAGTGGCAAATACACTTTTGACACCATAGAGGAGGCGACAGAATATGCAACCAAGGCAACCAAGGCTGCTCAGGGAAAGGCAAAATACAAGGCCAGTAGGAATGTAGATCCTAAACCAAAACCCGTGACGGGAAAACCGGAGGACGTCCCGGCGATGTTCTACCGCTCGCGCGAGGAGATCATCAAGGGACCGCCAATCATGAGTGGACAGCAGTGGACCGAGTTTCTAGCGAAGCGCGGAATAAAGGAAGTGGAAATGATGGACACATCCATCGGACCGTGGCTCAAGGCCAACAGCGGAAATCAGGTATCAAAGGTTGACCTCGTGCGGAAGTTCGATGAAACCGTCCCCGAATTCAAGGTGGACATTTTAGGAAGACAGCATGACATTTCACCGCGATTGAAGGAGATAGTCGAGCGGATGGATCCGCAGGCCTATTCGCCTGAGGCGGGAGGAGTCATACGGTTCATGCAGCAGGGGGCGAAGAACATAGGAGACGAGAAGGAGCTCCCTAAGTTTTTAGCGTCCACTGATGACCTTTTCGATAAGATGTACGGAATCAGGAACGTGACGTCGGAGGGAATTCCACCGACGAACGTAAGCGTCCCTTATGAGATAAAACAGTTCATGACGGATATTTTAGGGGCGACGAGAAGACGCGGCGTCGGAATGGAGAGATCCGCGTTCGTTGACACGCCGATGCATTCAACGCAGCAGGTTCTTCCTGGAGGGTCCAATTCAAGGGAACTTCTTTTCAGGTGGAAGCCGAAGGGTCCGCGCTCAGCGGAGCCGACATATGACTATGCTCATTCATTCGGGGCGGCGAAGCAGAAGAACGCCTTCATGCACATACGTATCTCCGATCGAATCGATGAGTACGGGAACAAGTTCATTTTTATGGAAGAAATTCAGTCCGACATGCACCAGCCGATTTCGGCGGCTTTAAGAAAGATGAGAAAGCTCGAGGCGCAAGGTGACACGAGTTCAGCTGCTTACAAGAAAGCGCTGAAGGAATCGCGCTACGCGCCAAGAAAGGATGTGGAGGTCGCGACGGCTAATTTGGAGCAGATGGCGAACATACAAAGACAGATAGAAAGGCTCCTGGCGACGAATCCAAAGTCGGATAAGTTGCAGAAGCTCTACGCGGCGAAGGAGGAGATACGGGGAATTGAAAAGGCGAAGGGCGCCGTTGGCGACCACAGCGGAGTTCCTGAAGGTCCTTTCAAGAATTCACAGGATTACATGGAATTCGCAATTAAGTATTTGCTTCGGATGGCAAAAGATGGTAATTACGACGGTGTGGCTTTTTCAACTCCGGCAATCAAGAACAGGGGATTGCTGCCGGGGGACAAGAGCTACAGGGGGAATCTAGAGGCTTATGGGCCAATTCTTAAGAACGCAATCAAGAAGGCGCGTGCGAAAACAGGCGCCGACTACTTTGAAACGGCGATCATGTCCACGCACAAGAACAGCGATGAGAAGGTCTTCTACAACGTGCCGACGCTGATGATCAAGGGAAACCCCAAAGCGGCGGAGAAGATCTCACGTGGAATTGCGGCCTACAAGGACGGCGGACTGACAAAGACGGTTCCGCCCAAAAGCGGACCGGAGCCGTACGGCATTTTGAATGACGTGGTTCCACCACTAGAGGTTACATAATGGCAAAAAGAAAAAATCCAAAAAATAACATAGACAAGGCGATGGAGGCATTGCAGGGCGCACTCGACATGGATGGAGTGGGTCAGGAGATACAGCTGCCGGAACAGGTGGTTGATTTCGAATCGGACGTTGAATTGACGGAGACACCTGACGGTGGAGCCGAGGTCAATTTCGATCCGAACGCCCCCGTTGATAAGTCACAAATTCCTTTCGACGGAAACCTCGCGGATTACGTCGATGAGTCAAAGTTAGGCAAATTCTCAAGTGATTTGCTAGCGGCATTCGAAGCGGACAGGGAGTCAAGGAAGGACTGGGAAGACACCTACGTCAAAGGACTTGACATGCTCGGTTTCAAATATGAAAACCGAACCCAGCCCTTCGAAGGTGCGTCAGGGGTCGTACATCCTTTATTGGCTGAATCTGTAACGCAGTTTCAAGCCCAAGCATATAAGGAACTTCTCCCCCCAAGCGGCCCCGTACGTACCCAAGTCATCGGATTGCGGACTCCTGAAATAATGGAGCAGGCGAAACGAGTGCAGGAATTTATGAATTATCAAATCACGACGGTGATGAAGGAATTTGATCCAGAGATGGATCAGCTTCTTTTCTATCTGCCGTTGGCCGGCTCAGCGTTCAAGAAGGTCTATTATGACCCCATCTTGGCACGCGCCGTATCCAAGTTCGTAACGGGCGAGGATCTTATTATTAATTATATGGCAACGGACCTGGAATCTGCAGAACGTGTTACACACATAATAAAGATGAACAACAACGAGCTGCGCAAGATGCAGGTGAGCCAATTTTATCGCGACGTCGAGGTTCCGACAGGAACCGTCGATCCGTCGGAGGTCACCGAAAAGGTGAATACATTGGAGGGCGTGCAGAAGGAATACGCCTCCGATGATGACGAACATGAAATCCTGGAGATGCATGTCAACGCTGACGTGCCGGGATTCGAGAATGAAAACGGCATCAAGATGCCGTACATCATCACCATTGACAAGTTTTCACAAATCGTCCTGTCCATAAGAAGAAACTGGAAGGAAGAGGACAAGGACGTTCACAAGACTTCTTATTTTGTACACTACAAGTTCCTCCCAGGACTGGGCTTTTACGGCTTCGGTCTCATACACATGCTGGGTGGGTTATCGCGAACAGCAACAAGTGTTTTGCGGCAGTTAATTGATGCTGGCACACTCGCGAACCTTCCAGCAGGCTTCAAGGCGCGTGGAATGCGAATACGCGACCATGACGAGCCATTGCAGCCGGGGGAATTCAGGGACGTGGACGTGACGGGAACTTCCATCAAGGAATCACTCCTTCCACTTCCTTACAAGGAGCCTTCACAGGTTCTATTCGCTTTACTGGGATTCGCGGTTGACGCGGGAAAATCATTCGCGGCGATCGCCGACATGAAGCTTGGTGAAGGTAATGAACAGAATCCGGTTGGAACCACACTCGCTTTATTGGAGCGTGGAACTAAAGTCATGAGCGCGATTCACAAGCGCTGCCATTACGCGCAGAGGGGCGAGTTCGCTCTTCTCGCAAAGGTCTTCCAGCTGTATCTTCCACCGGAATATCCTTATCAGGTTGTAGGTGGGAATAGAATGATCAAGCAGTCGGACTTTGATGACCGTGTGGACATTCTTCCAATTTCCGATCCGAACATCTTTTCAATGGCGCAGCGAATCACGCTGGCGCAGCAGCAATTACAACTGGCGACAATGGCGCCGCAGCTTCACAATATACGCGAGGCGTATCGAAGAATGTATCAGGCGATGGGGGTTGACAACGTTGACGCCATACTTAAACCTGATCCGGAGCAGCCGGAACCAACGGGGCCGGCTACTGAGAATTCAATGGCGATGAAGGGAAAAGCCCCTAAGGCGTTTCCGTTCCAGGACCATTCAGCGCACATACAAGGACATTCGGAATTCATGTTCACGCGCATGGTGCAGATCAATCCGCAGCTTTACTCAATACTGCAGTCGCACATATCAGAGCACATTGCCCTGATGGCGGGACAGCAGATTCAGGAACAATATAAACAACAGTTTCAACAGCTGCAGCAGGCGATGCAACAGGCGCAGCAGAATCCACAGGCGCAGCAGCAAGTGCAGCAGATGCAACAACAGATGGAACAGCTGACGAACGAGATGGCGGCGAAACAGGCGCAGCTCGAAGCTAAACTGACCGCGCAACTGTCACAGGATGAAGAGGCGCGAATGAGCAAGGAGCCTAAGGATCCACTCGTGAAACTGAAGCAGCAGGAAATTGACTTGCGGGCGGCTGAAGTTCAGGCTAAGATGCAGAAAGACATGATCATGGATTCAGAGAAGATGGATCTTGAACGTGACAAGCTTGAAACACAGGCAAGTATAGATATTATGAAAGTGGCGGCGGATGCTGACAAGCAGCAAAACGCTGAAGCAATGTCAATGATGAAGGAGAATATCATCACTGCGAGGGAGGCAATGAAGGACCAGTCAAATGAAAGAATCGCAAAAAACAAGGGAAATGGACAGGGCACTAATAAAAATAAGTGACAGCATGAAGAAAATTGAGGATCTCGTTCGAAGCGAGATCAAGACTCAGGAAGACTACATGCTCGTGTGCTCGTCACTCATGGCGGTTACGCGCAACATGTATGCTGACTCCTTGGGACCGCACGACACGGCAAGAATGTTCCAGGCGGTAGCCGACAGTTTCCACGCCGTTGAGGAATTCTTAGGTCAATTCAGGCCTGAAGAAAAACCAACCATACATTAGGAGATATCATGCCATTCAAGTCAGAAAAACAAAGAAAGTATCTATGGGCGAAAGAACCCGCAATTGCCAAGAAATGGACAAAAGAGCATGGAAGCAAGATAGTTAAGAATAAAGGGGGCGTTGTAAGCCCCAAAGGAATGGGACTTCGGTCTCGATGGATAAAGGAGGAATAAATGCCAACAGTAGGAAGTAAAAAGTTTCCCTATACGTCTTCAGGCGTCAAACAGGCGCAGGATTTTGCCAAGAATACAGGGCAGAAACTGCAGATGACTAAAAAAGGGGGAAAGGTCAAGAAGCTTAAGAAAGGCGGAAAGACCAAGAGGAAACACCATGGAGGTCGAGTAAGTGGTGGGATGAAAGATAAACAATGTTAACAAGGAGGTAGAGATGAATTTACTAAAAGATCTTTGGGGACACTTAAAAGAATGGAATGAATGGAAATTGAAGGACTGGATAAAAGCCGGAATTTTAGTCATTATAATTCTTGTGGTCCTTAAAATCATAATTATTCCAGGTGCATAATGGCATCACGCGACGAAATAAAAACGCGAAATATTTATAATGAATCTCTGCGGCGTGCGCAGGAGGCGCAGCAACAAGGACGTGCTCCAGGTAAATATCTTAGAGAACAGATATTGGAACATGATTGGACTGATCCTTCCACGACGCCGTTCAGGGGTTCAGGTGCAGGTAATTTAAACCAATCAATAGACACCGGAAAAAACTACATAGGTGGTTTGTGGGGTGGTGCTCAGAGAGGCCTTGATGCCTTGACGCAAGGGGTTGCCATGGCCAATGAGAATGAGCGTTGGTTCAAGGGGAACGCCCCCAACGCGAGACGTTACGCCGGCGTTCCCATGAATGTTCGTGAATCGGTCCAGACGGGACGTGACAAGTCTTTCTACGACAAGTACACGAAACTGGCCAGACTGGCGCAGGACACCACGCAGAAACAGTATTACCTGGATCAGGCGGACACGGCTCGAAGAAACCTGCAGATTACAAAAAGAATTAATTATGGCCTAGGGCAAATGGATTTGGATGACACTCCTTTCAAGGGGTATGAATCCTATCATGATGGTTCGCGCTTCGACATCGACAGGTTCACGGAGGCTATGTCCGAGTACCTACCCGGAGGGGGTGACATCACGGAAGACCTGACGGATACAATCATTTCCCCTGACGAAATTGAAGATGAAATCGATGAAGTAAGTGATTTGGATTTAGTCGAACCATTTTTAGAAAATGCTCCAATTGATACTGCACATTTATACCCATATCATGGAAGAGGAGAATTATCCGAAGATTTTGATTATGGTCAATTCCCATCCGGTGTTGATGAAGTGGATGACTCTATCAAGGAACTTATTTATACTGACGGGACCCCAACAGGTTACGATATCAAGGGTGAAAAAATAATTGAAGAAACACCAACACTGACGATAGAAGAATTAAAAGAAAAATTAGATTCAGGTGAAATTGAAATAGAAACAGGAATTTTTGAAGACCTTATTCCATCACCTGTTATGCAAGAATCAAATATTATACAAGATGCTGTGGAAAAGAATCCATGGATTTTCAGAATAATGGGTAACGATTATAAATATATCAGAGGATGGTTATGGGATCTAGGAGTTCTTAACCCTAATTCTGACATGTATAAAAAAACAGATCAATTGGAACAGCCTAAATAATGTACCCAGGCAATCACACAGAGAGGAAAATATAATGTCGGATTACGTTGAATCTGGATGGGGTTTTTTGAATGATTCTCCAGGAAGTTCTTCAGGAAGTTCTACTGATTCTCCAGGAAGTTCTAATGATTCTTCAGGAAGTTATGCTTATGGTGATGATGTATCTGGAGTGGATTTTTGGAATCCTTCTTCAGCACCTGCACCTGTAGTACCAGCTTCAACCCCGGAAATGGAAACCGGTTTTGG